CTGTTGAACCATGGTGTTAAAGTCGGCAATGGCGGCAGTCTCCTGCAGGCGCTCCCACTCATTGGCACGCTCAAGAGCTTGCAGGAGGTCGTCCCAGATTTCCTGCTTGGATGCATCTGATGAGTTTTTCCACTCTTCCCAGAAATACTCACGGGGGCGAAACCCGAAGGCATCTTTGTGAAGGTCGGAAACAATGGATTCGTCGAAGGTATAATCAGTCATGATCGGTTCCTTTCACCTGATAGAATCAGTATAAACCATTTGAAAGCATTTGTCAACCAGCTACCATCGTTTCGTGATAACATCATCACCACAATTTCCACAAGTGAATCCTTCCGCACCATCTGGGCCACCACTATAATCGGTCCCAGACCAAAGTGTTCGGACCTCATTCGGTGAATATTCATTGATGGCACTACACTTCTGGCATGTAGCTTGTTTCAGTACCTTTGGATTAAATCCAACCACTTTTGCCATTATTACCCTCTTCCGAGAAGAGTTTCAACATCGGTGAACTTGTCGCGGCGACCTGCTACAAACCAAGCTTCACCGTCCCAGAGATAAAGATAATGAGCGGATGCGTAGTCCCAACCTTCTTTTAAATACTCCTCAACCGAGGAATATGTCTCAGCAGGATCAACGTGAACAGATTCGGCACGAGCTCGAGCATAGTCATTGGACAGAGACGACAGGTATCCGCCGGTCGCAACAGTGCTAGCAAGAAGTTCGTTATTGTAACTGTCAACAAGAGTCTTGCCGACCCCTTCGACATATCCATCATAGTGGCAATAGGAAGCAGTCACTTCATTTGTTTCGGGGTTCCAGGTGCCGATCATCGCGTGAGTACCCATAGTCAGTCTCCTCTGTTTGGGTTACCTTATAGAATCAGTATAAACTATTTGAAAGCATTTGTCAACGACAAAGTTTGGCTTCAACTTCACTGATATGCTTACAACGTTTGAAAGACGGGCAATCACATGTAAATCCATGTGGATCCATGATTACCTTGTAGGTTTTGTCACCTTTTGATGAAAGGATATTCCAACACATTCCGACTGCATGATGTCCTTTGGTGGCGATCTCGGTAGACGGCCATGACTTCGGACCAGTTTTATAAGCCATAGTAAAACCTCATTCATACCTATAGAATCAGTATAAATTATTTAAGCTGCAAACAAGAATTTTGCCGTGGATTCGGCACACTTATAGCGCTTGCCGTCAGCAGCTTTGAGGTAGATAAAAGGCATTTTGTGTGCACGAGTGTTATAACCAACAAGTTCATCACCTTTGACATTTTTCAGTTTCAAACCTTTGAGTTTAATCATGGTTTCGAGCATCGAATCGGCTCGAGTTTTAGCACCGACAACTTTTGCTTTAACTTTAATCTCAACTTCAGCTTCAGTGAACTTCATATTGCCGACTTCAAACTCAAGATTTGAGTTGATACCATATTTGCTCAGGAGCGCGGACATCTCAGCGCGGAGGTTGTTGAGGTTTTTGCGGTCGAATTTTGCGAACTTGGTCATTTTGATTCTCTCTGTGTTACCTTATAGAATCAGTATAAACCATTTGAAAGCATTTGTCAACAATCAGAGTGAAACTTTTTCACGAAGTTCGATAAATTTTGGCAACCAGTCACGTGCCTTCTCCACGAAGATCTGTGCTGGTGCATCATCTACTGTCATAACAATGACTATTTTCTTTGGAAGAATGCCAAGTCGTTCATAAACCATGTATGAATAACAACTTGCTTGCATAAAGTAGCCATGAATCGAGTCACGTTCTTTTGTGCGCTTGGATGTCTTGAAGTCGATAATTGCATACTCATCATCCCATTTGGCAAGACAGTCAACTCGACCTGCTACTCTTAACTTGTCTGAATATAGTGGAAGTTCAAGTCCACCGACAAGTGTAATATGTTTATCCAGATATGGTTTGATGTAATTAAAACTTGCAATATTTGCAGGCATGTGACCTTTCTTGTAGTCACTATGATTCTTTAAATAATGTTCAGCAATTTCATGAACTGCAGTTCCTCGTCGAGATGCCTGACCTGAAACTTTGGCGACTTGTTCTTCACCAACTCTAGCTTTCCATTCTTCCATCCAGGTTTTATCTGAACCAGCACCTAAAACTGTAGTTACGGATGGATACTTATTGCCTTCAGGGGTAATATAGTATCTCCCGTGCTCTGTTGTTTCTGAACTTAATTCGGGCAAATCAAGTCCAGTCATATGTTCAAACATTTTATTCCTTTATATCTTCAATTGTCAATTTATCATATTTTGGTTTGAAGTCTGGTAATTTCATTTCACTTGTATCAATCTGTGTTTTGGCATATGAGAGAGATATATGTGGTTGATATGAAGGCCACTGGTCCTCTAATCCAAGATCCTCAAACTGTTGTCTTAGATCTTTGATTCCATCAGAAACAGCAACTGACAATACCGGGATATTTTTATCTTCGCCAAGGAATTTAATTCCAGTAATTGTAACTTCAGTTGGTTTGACTTTCTGTTCTTTGTTCTTTAAGTTGACCTCATTAGTACTATAAAATATAGTTGTGTGAAAGTCAAACTCTTTTGGATCTTGTTCATCTCCGTTGTATTTAACTGAGAGATCAAAGCCGTTCTTTGTTGCCCAATCTCTTAATTTGTCTTGAGATTCTTTGTCATATTGAACAGCAACATATTTACGCTTGGCCGTAAATTCTTTTAATGTTTTCACTTAACCACCTATAAAAACGTTTGATGAACCTGTTATTATAGCACCAGCATCAGCTGAATCACCTATTCTTGCAACAGGTATTCCGCCTATTGACACCTTAGATGATCCTGCATTAATAACTGAGGAATGAGGCACGCAAGAATTACCAGCTTTAATCGTATGTGGTGCTATAGCATCCCCAAGAACTGCTACAGAGTTACCGCCTATAGTTACGGCAGTTTGTAATGCACCCTGTATTAGGGCTGTTCCCGAACACGCGTGACCAGTAGAAATCTGATCCACTCCACATACTGCTGCTGCTGGCATTAATATCTACTCCTACTTGCTAAATCCAATAAAATTTGAGTTCCTGCAAATGCCGACCATACGTATTCTTGTGTATATGTTTTGGATACAGTTTCATTTACTGGTGTACCGGAAGTATTTATATATGTGATATTGAATGTATATGTCCCAGTTACTGTTCGTATTGTGGGTGTATTCCACGCAAATACTGAAGAATTTGTACTCGCAGTATTGGCTTCACTTGAATTATAGGTTTCTATACTTTTATTAAAAGAAGTATCAAAACTGGCAAAATCATATGTTTCGCTGGTAAAAATACTCGAAGAATTTCTTTCTATTCTTACGGAATTTGGTAATAAAATACTTGTGTTGACATAATTAGGACTACTTGCAACACTGACATTTATTATCTCGTATAATGAATCAGTAAATGTTATAGTGTATCCGAATCCGGGTATACCATATATTGCAGGAAAGACAAGTGCAGGATTTTCAACACCTATTCCCACTAAATCATAGTTTACTGGATTGGATACACTATAACTAATCACCATTTTATTAAGCTAATTCTAGTTGTTCTTCAGCAATAATAAATTCTTTTACAAGACCACTTCTAACAATATCATCTACAGTAAATTCAATCGTCTCAAAGCACTCTGTGCTCATTTTATCAATAACTTTTTTGAAATATCGTAGACCAGAAACATCTAGTCTATTTTTCGATGTTGCAAGATCGTCTTGTTTTGTATCACCACAAAGAATAATTCTTGAGTCTTGACCTACCCTTGTCATAATTGTTCTAAGTTCATCCCAGCGCATATTCTGACATTCATCAACTATAATAAGTGCATTATCAAACGTCAAACCTCTGATAAAAGATGTACTCATGAACCGAACCATATTTTTCTGTTTCATTATGTGATAAGCATCACCACGTTCGAATAAATCATTAACAATATCAACATAAGGTGCTTCAAAGTGTGACATTTTCTCTTGGGCACCGCCGGGCATATGACCTTGTTCACGTGATTGAACAGATGATCTAATGACTATAATCTCTTTATATTGATTTCTTGCCATAACGTCTTTAAGCGCCAGATAGAGTGAAATGTAAGTTTTTCCAGTTCCTGCTGAACCCACAGCCAAAATATTCTTACCATTATTATATGCATCGAATAATTTTGTTTGTGTTTTTGTCATAGGTTCAATACGTTTCATTCCAAATTTTGTATCTAGCAGATAGTCTGTTTCTCTCTCGATTTGACTTCTTTTTGTTTTTGTCAGACGTTTTCTTGTTGACATGTAAACTCCTATTTTTTGCTTGAAGAGTATAAAGTTTAAAACGTGTTGATACTATCCTTCTTATGATGGTGTCTTACGTTTCTCAGAACATCACGAAAGCCGTCGTCGGGTTTTCTAATACCGAGACGTACCGGATCACCAAACCCCGGAAACTTATTAAATATTTGCTTAATATGTGTATTGTCTTTTAAATACTGCTCAAGTTCTGAATATTTCAGAACTACTTCGAACTCTTCCTGAGTCTCGATATTGCACATAGAGTAGATTGGCATTCATTCTCCTATAAAAAAATGGGATCGGCTTTGTAGACCGACCCCTTATCAAAATATCATTATTCCTACGATCTACGGTTTATTTATACCAATTGTGATTTTCAGAACCCTCAATTAGTGAATAAATTTGTTTCCAGTTATCAACTCTTTTGATTCGTGGATCAACATTATCGTTTGCATTGTAGTGATGGTTTACCAAAATACATCGCATATTATAGTCTAGACCGTATTCTGCATTCTTTGTAAGATCTTCAAGCCAGAAACAATCGGTGTCTTTGTATTCCTTGAGCAGTTCCTTTTTATTTCTTGAAGAACCGCAGAGGATCAATCTTTCAAATGCTGTTTTGCCAAATAGATTGTGAATATTTTCCATCCGAGCTTCATACATATCCTGTGTATTAGGAATTGCAGAGATACAGTGAAAAACATAACCATGTTCTTCGTGCAGTTTTCGGATATACTTGATAGCATCTTTGAAAGGTGCCAGTCGTTTAAGTGCGGCACTTTCATTGAAGGCTTGTGTTAGCATTTCAGCTTCAATAGATGAAATACCATACATATCTTCAATATCATAACAACCCATTTTCAGGATTTTATAACCATTTGCAACCATCCATTTATGGAAACCTGGTTCCCAATACCCACATACACCATCATAATCTGTTACAATTACATTTCCATAAACTTGCATTATTTTGATCCTAAACTTAAAGCAATGTTAAGATTGTGATTTGTTGTTTCAAAATCTTTGTGATGAATCGCGAACCCACCATGTTCAGCCCACGGGATACAGTTCTTTTCAAAATCATCAATCAGAACATCTCCAGGCGCATGCATGAAGAGACACTTGTTCTTTCCGCCCATCATTGGGATAACTGTAACATCTTTGGACAGATGTTCATAAACCCACTGCCGTTTCTGCACTGCAGCAGCTGTATAATTGGATTTAGGGCACGCGGTCAAAATAGATACTGGAAGGTGCTCTACTGACCTGAAAAAGTCGAGAGCACCTTCCATTAGTGGTAGATTTCGGAAGAAATTCCCATGCCCGTTAATTAATTTCCATAGAGTTGGATCATCAAGTTTGTGACTTTCGACACCAAACGTATCAAGGAAGTATTTGTCAAAATCGGCCATCACGCCGTCTAGGTCGAGGTAGATCCTAGTAGTCATAATATAGTATACCTTTCAGGAATTATTCATCTTCGCGGTCTTCAAACCGTGAGAGTTTTTCATGTGTTTTCTTACGACGATTATCACGACGTTCACGTAGTTTTTGATCTTTGTTGTGATCATCGTCGTTATTGCCCCACTCGTCGTCCCATTCTTCTCGGAACTTCTTGAAGGATTTGGCCATTTATGTGATTCCTTTTCTTCCTATAGATATAATATATTATGATTCTTTTGAATTGTCAACTGTTTCCAACGGAAACTCTTGAGGAAATGCTGTTATTACAACATTTTTTGATAGCCCTTTGAGGGGTTTTTGTGCAATCATTTTACAAAGAAGCTCAGCGTCAGCATTATCAATATCTTCAAGTAAACTGATGAACAGTTGTTCTCTCTTTACTTTATTAAGATCATCATAGCCGCCACCTTTGATGAATATCTTCAGTCGTCTTGCTTCATTATATAGCATACCTTCAACACCAACATATTGATTTTTCTTCCAAGGTGGTGCTGTATCAGGGATTAAAAATTCCACATTCTTATCATACGTATATTTCAAGACTGTTCTAAGTGCAACACTATCATGTTTTCTTAGCCATTCTACTTTTTCTTCTACAGTTTTTAACTCTGTAGCTTTATTTACAATTTCTGCTATTGAAAGTCTCATTAAAAATCCTGAATATCTGTTATAAGGTTCTTTAGTTTACGAGTTACGAAATAATTAAACAGCGATGATCTACCTACTTCTTTATCCTTGGCAAACTCTGTCAAAATTTGTTCTTTATAGTTTTCAGGAACTTCAGAAAGATCAATCATCATTTTATTACGAAAATATCTGCTTTTGGTAATCTCGTCCATGTATTCTGGACCTTTGATGAGATCATCCAATCGCTTTGCTGTAATAGCCTTTTGCCTTTCACCAATCACAATAGAATTATCTGGAGACAAAATATTTGGCACACCGTCACTTCCATCACCTCGGATAATATGTTCCAAAAGGTATTTATTTGGTTCATTATTTTGAATCCATTTCTTTTGGACAGGATTATATTGCTTGACATTTGCATATTTGTGAAGCTGGATATAGTCTTTATCACCTGAAAGAACAAGGATGTTTTCAGTACCATTGTTCATTTCTACACCATATTCATTGCAGATTACACCGATGATATCGTCTGCTTCACAGTGATCAAAGTGCAATACTTTATATGGGAAGAATTCGTCTAGTTCTTCGCGAACTGCATTAATAATACGAAACAGTTCATTCCAGTCAAGTTCCGACTCTTCGCGAGATTTACGGCGTCCTGCTTTATAATAGGGAAAAAATTGTCTGCGCCAGGAATTTTTACCATCAGCACAGACAACAATTTCGCCAAAATCATCTTTGAACTTTTTTCGGTTAGCTCGGAGAGAGTTTAAAAACATGTGACGAATGAGATTTTCGTCAATGTCGACATTTGTATGATTACCAATGCTCATAAAGAGCGAGGCAAGCATGACCTGGTTATAATCCACCAATATCATTTTGTTGTATCCTTATTCAATTTATTACATAACAATATTATCATACTTCCAGAAAATGTCAACAAAAATTTAGTCATTTGTTATTATAAATGTATTTTCAGCAAATTCTTGTAGAAAATGATCAGTACCTTTCAATTTCAATTGAAGTGACGTGATTGTTTCTTTTAAAAGAATTATTGAAGGTAGAATAGTATCAAAATTATCTTCTAGATTATATCCTAGTCTAATTAGAGAATCAAGAGATGCACTTAGTACCGCATCTGTTATCATTTCTATATCTGGATCTACAAATACTTCTTCCAATTTTGGAGATGAATTTTCCAGTTTCTTTTTAAATTGTATTATTTCAGCCATTTGCATTCAACTGTGTGAGAAGACTAGCCCATTTAGCCTGAAAATTTTGCATAGAGTTTTTATTCAGTTCTCTGATTGTATCTGCTGCAAGGGAATCAATGAAACCAGGATTTTTCTGTTCTTGTTTCAAGAGTGATTTTGTCATTTTGTATGCCATATTAGCATGTGCATTAGGATCTTCAACATAATCATACATGACAGTCGCACCACCTGCAGTTTCTGGAAGTGCACCTAAACTTGGGTGTATTACAGTGCAACCACATTTAATTGCTTCAATCATTGCAATACATGATGTTTCCACCCATATGGAAGGATATAGAAAAATATGAGACTGTTTGAGAGCAATCAACACTTCTTCATTTGATCTTGTCCCATAATATGTTACTTTTGGGTGTGCTTTCAGGGCATCAAAAAGTTTTGCATATGGTTTATCACGTTCTTTCCAACCATAAATTTCAAAAGATGAAAATACATCAAGATGAATATTATCAAATTCTTTTGAAAGTGTGTCAAAAATTGGATACAATAGTTCAAGGCCTCGGTGAGGTGTTGTATGGTAGATAAAACGAATTGGGCCAGTTGGTCTCTTTGTATATTCAAATTCCGTTTCAATTGCATTTTCAATTACTGTGCATTTTGAATATGGAATGCTATACATACTAATATATTGATCACGTTGCCAATGTGAAACAAACACCAATTTTGCAAATTTATTCCAACCGCCATCCAATAAGATTTTATTTTCGGGGTCGGCAGCTAGATCATGAGCATAGAAGATATTCTTTACATCATCATAGATCTGTCTTGGTCTGGAGAAGTGAATAGCAAAATTATCCAATAGTGATGGCGGGACGGCCGATAAAAGCCGATCCCTCATCATTTCAGTTCCACCTCTAGCATTTCTAGATAGATTAGTATCTACTATAGCGCCGCGGTATACACAACTCATACATTAATCTCGTTATCAAATTCTTTTACTGAATCCCAGCGGAAACTTCTCCAACCAGGAGCTTTGACATCATACACTGGTTGGACATCAGGATTATCCTTCTTTGTCCGTTTTGTTTCTGATGTTTCTGCAGATTGTGGAATCATGTTTTCATTAAGAGTGCAATACATAATTCGTTCTTCACCGTTACTTTTTGTAAATGTAACTCTACAAATAGTTTCATGCAGATTTTCAAGCATAGTTTCTTTTACGAGAGTATCCATTTTTATCACCATCACGATGCGCTAAAATTGCGTTTTTCAAGCTCTTTGTATGACCCATGCATCAGATCATTATAACGAACTCGAATGAATTTCTTATTCGTCTGCTCTTTATTGGGGTTTGCCATAGTAACCCAAGGGTTGCTTCCTGCAATCCACGCGCGCTGCTTGTTTAGCATGTCATCAGCACCTGAACGATCAGCGCGAATTCCATTCAAGAGAGAACTAGAAACGTTTTTACGTTCACCTTTTGAAGTGTATGTCTTGCCGCTTGACTTTTTACCACCCATAATATAACTCCTTCAGTTGTTTGGTAATTTAATTAGACCTAAGTCATTTAGAATTTTGTAGTTAATAGAAGTAAGATCGCCGAAAGGATCTAATCTTATTGATGTGATTAACCTATCCATGTAGATTAATTCTTTTTCATTTCTGCTTGCTATGCTTAGTGATTCAAAAAATATTTCAAGGTCGTATGGATTTTCACATAATATTCTTGTCGGTGACACCTTCCGCTTTTTGATTGATTTTTCTGTCATTACTTTCCTTTTCGTGGATAGCTTGAAGGGTTCGGTGAAATGATTCGATTGAATCATTATTGTGAACACGATAGGTGCGAATAGGAAATTGGTCAGGTAAAAAATGACACTTTATAATTGGCGTTTCTTTGCCCAACATAAATTCTTGCACAAGGTTCCCATTAAAATATCTCCTTGAATCAGAAGAAAAATCACAACCTTCTCGTGTAAGCTGAATAATTGTTATACTCTCAGCTCCAAATTTATTTATAATAGGAGAAAGTTCCTCTTGGAAACCGCCGTCACTGACACAGAATAGTCCTTCTGGTGTCATTTGTTTTGAAAGTTGTTTACCGAAATAATCTTTACCATACTTTGGTTTGATAAACTGTTCAGAGACATAAATCATAGCATCACGTCTACTGAAAGATTTACCAGAAACCTTCAATTGTGGCATGGGCTTTTCTTTAATATCTCGGTTTTCATAACCTTCCATGAACCATCCTTTTGAAACACCAAAAAATTTGAATGTTTCTTTGAATAGTTCTTCTTTGAATGAAAGATGTTTATAACCAATATTTTGGTAAAATAAACAGGCTGCGTCTTTCCCGCAGCCTGGAGGTCCATTGAATATAACTACTGACAATTAAACCTCTTCATTTGTTTCTGCAAACATTTCATCCCATTCGTCTGGAGTAATACCAGATAGAATAAACTCGCGATCATTGTCGCATAGGTAAGGCATGAGATCCTGAATACTGCCAAGCCCTGCTTGCCAAGCCATATATTCATCCGGATTTACGGGAATGCTACGAGTACGTTCGATGCCAGAGATTACGCTTTTACGCTTGATGTACATTTCAGTTTCTCCTCAAGGTTACCTTATAGAATCAATATAATATCAGTTACTCGTTTTGTCAACCATTTTGTTGAACCCAAGCTTTGCTATATAGTATGCATCAACTATATCTGAAATTGGGTTCCACACCTTCTCGTTTAGTATATCAAGTGTCTTGCGAATGTCAACACTTGTTTCGGCTAGAAAGCATTCATACAGACGCTCTTTATTTGAATTTCCTTTACCTGTTGCGTGTTTCTTAATCTCAGATGGGGCAAATACAGAAAATGGAACATTATCTTTCCATAATTTATATTTGAGTAAACCTGCATTCTCTGCTATCTGAAATACTCTACCGACTGCTCCATAGGCATAACCTTCTATGAAGCATTGTTTTACATTATTTTCTGAAATTATTTGTGAAGACCATCTGGAAAGATTATCATATCTATGTGTATCCGAATCATATTTTTCATATTCGGTCCCAAAGAACTGGCCCGCGTGTACTATCCATTTTGGTTTGGGAGAAAGATAATAAAATTTGCAATTCTTTACGTCCCAAGTGTCACCGCTGTGAATGCAAATAGATGGACTTGTTAAACTATAATCAATACCCGCAACTATCATAAAATACCTCTACATTTTCTATAGAGGTATTTATTTCTTTATTTACATATTTTCAGCATATCGCTTCATTTGCTCTCGTGCCTCTTCGAGATAGTTTGAAGCACCTCCGACACCGCCAGTTTCATCGAACCAGACAAAGACGCCTTCATCATATTGGTAAATGTGGCTTTCAATTATAATCGGATATTTTGGTTTGGCAAGATAAACAGAGTTATCGTAGGTTTCCATAATCAATTCCTTCGCATCTGTGACGCATCAATAGCAGCTTGTTTATTATCTTTTCGAATAGGCATAAGATTGGATTTATGTGTGACTACAATACCCATGATTTCATCACCAGAGTATACGTTTTCAGCTTTCTTTGGTGTCTTTCCAGGGATAATATCAGATGTTTTAGGCAAATTTGATTTTATCCTGTAATCGGGAATTTCATTTACAATATGACCTTTGTATTTTCCCGTATAACCTACTTTTAGTAGGAACTGTTCCATTCGCTTTTCAGCTTCAATTAATGATTTTCTTTTCTTTTTCATATCAATGGCTTCAATCTAAAATCTGCTGCTTGGTACGTATAAATCTGCATTAACATACTGACTTTATACATATCGTGATTTAATTTTGTTTCAAGATAATCTACTAGATCAACTACAGAGTTTTTATCAAGATTATTCATATCAAAATCAATATCTAGTGCCTCTGAAAGGGTGCAATTAAAATCAACCATAATCTCGACTATACTTTGCTCGTATAGATTCACCGTTACTAGAGTTCTAGTATATACTGATTCTAATAATTTGTCAACTATACTATTAGAATGTTTGGTCACCATACCCACCGATTGTATTTTCAACTTCAGTAGCAAATTCCTCATAACCACCGATGTGATTACCATGCCACCAAATTTGAGGCACTGTTTTAGCATCAGGTAATTTTATTTTCAATTCATTCAATATTTCTTGGTCGTCGGTATCTTTCCATTCGTACGGAAGATCATAACGAGCTGCCAGATTTTTTGCGCGGATGCACCAGCCACATCTAGGGTGTCCATAAATTGTAATCATTATATTTCCTTTCTAACTATCCAATATGTCCACGCATCTAAACAATGATTGGGATCAAACCAGAATATTGTGTCGATAAGCCAAACAAGATTTGGTTTACCTTCTCTTTTCCAACCGTAATTTCTTGCAGAAAATGTTTGGTTACTATAACCACCAAGTAATACGTTAAAGAGAACAGATAATGCTATACCTACTCTTTCGATATATTTGTAAACTTTTTGCATTATCTATTCTCCTTTTCATTTTATATTAAATCAGAGAGCTTAAATACGATCCCTTTACAGTATTTATCATTATCTTCCATCACATCAAATGTAACATGAGGAATATTTGTGTCATATGTCCAAGCATATTCTGGAGTTTTGCACCAAACTGCTTTGACATAGTAGAGAACTTCTTTCATCATTTTTTCGAAGTATGGGCAGTGATCATCATCACACTCGTTACGGACTAGTCCTTTTGAATTGAAATAATGGTCATAGGCTCCAAGTTCGTCACTGACTGCTCCATCGAACTCGATAAGATCATCAGAATATCCGCGAACAACTACAATTCCTTCACGGCGAAGTTCCTTACAGTACTCGAGGGTAAGAACTTTACCCTCGGAACCATATTGTACACCATTGAGTTTATCTGCTACTTCTTGGATATTCATTTATCATACTCCACCATCGGACATACCTTTGACTTATACGATTTATATTTTGTAACAAACAGTGAGTCTGGAACTTCTTTGTTCTTATACTTGCGCTTTTCCAAATACTCGCTAAGGAACATTCCACATACACCGACCGTAGCAAACGCCAACACTGCGCCAACTACACCACTTGCAACCACAAAAGAATCCCAAGGATTCTGATAGATCACTTGACCAAGACCAAACAAGAGCATTAGAATAACAGCAGAGCCGAACATCGCAACTACCAAACGAAACATAGTTACTCGCCAGTATGAACAGAAGTTGTTATGCCTACGCTCCCAAATGTCTTGCATATAGTACTCATTGTCACCACGATCGTTCAAGAAGTGTTTATTCAGCTTATAGTGCCAAGAGTCACGATTTACTTTAAACGGTTTCATTGCACACTTTCCTCGTCTAATGCTTCGCGAATTAATTGAATAAGATCTTCATAAGTTTCTACCATTATGATATTATAACGGTCACAGACCATCTTCACGTTTCCATAGCGATAGAATTCTTTGGGGCAACAAACAACCACATTATCATCATTAAACAGACCAAGTTCAAGAAGCGTAATAGGTGCCTTTGAATCTGCAGTAAAGTAATACACATTCAAATCTGCTTGTTCTTGACAATCGAGTTCCCAGGCTACCTGTTCATGGAACTGAGTACCAGGAGTTGGATCTTGAACCCAAGATGAGTCCCAATCGTCACGGCGGGGATTGAGAATTACAAGATCTTCATATACAGACAGATCCTTTGTAAGACGTTCCTGCCAATTCTCTGCAGCACCCATGTCGATTGAACCACCGAGAAAGATGCTCATTGACTCATCCTGAATATAAGGCTCAGGCGCCTTTAATACTTTAGCCATATTATACTCCGTATAGTTCGGTTGCAATTTGACCGGCACGCTTCATGTCGACTAGCGCGCCAAACTTCTCTTTTAGAACTTTCATGATAACACCCTTGTTCTGTGGTGCTTCAGTGAATGACGATTGCAGATAAGAACGGACTTCTTCGTCAGAAGCCATCTGAGGTAGAACGCGATATAGGATGTTCTTCTCGTGATTAAGAGCAATTCGACGACCATCATCAATGTTAAGCTTTAGGTTCTCATCAATAGTTGCAATCAGTTTCTGAATGACTTTGATTGCTTCATCTTCGGTCGTTTCACGATTTCCATTATTCTTGCCAACCTTTTCGATTTCACTCAGGGCGAAGGTGATAGCAGGTGCAACAGGACTGCGCACCTTGCGCAGAGCCATAGACTCAGTTTTTAACTTTTCAATTACACTCATTTTATAAATCCTTTCACGTGTATAGAAATTACACTATATCACAATGTTATAAATTGTCAACTGGATTCTTGTAGTACAAATATGATTCATGTGTACGGTTTTTCCAAGTATCTCGTTGTTGAAGAAGTTTCTTTGCGTGATCATCGCTATAATCATAACCATATTCTTCTATCATCGT